AGGTTTTACCCATCATCTGCAGACGAAAAATCACAACAATTTCCCAAGTAAAAGACCATGATTTCCTGATGACCATAAAATTTGAAATGATCATCAGATGAAAAACATCTCTTTACAACTTGGAGAAATTCTTCTCCTTAGCTCGAATGATATTCGTTTGATCAAGAAAATTATGATCTTACAAAATATCATTTGATCACAACCTATTTCTAGAGATAGTAGAATTAAAACTCTAAAATCTCTTAGAAAACACTTCTTATATGCCACAGTTAACAATCCTTTTCAAAAATTTGTTTTAATCGTATGATCAAAACATCTTTGACAAGATGATAATAATAGCTTAAAGAAATATAAGATGATTGAATCTAAATGTTCAAAAGATGATAATTTTGCGAAAGCAATTTTATCAGTCCTTTGAGTATCTAGAGATCTAAATCTAGTTCCTAAGATAGATATTTCATCAATAATAGATGAAAACACTTCTGAACAAGTTCAGAAGGTCTTAGATGAATTGGATAAAGATTTTAATCATTTAGGAATTCCATCAGATCCACAATCTTGATGAGAAGGATGTAATCCAGAAAAGAACTTTTCATCGAAACAAGGACCAAATGGTCCTAGTACGGTGACAGGATTCTTGGATGTACTATCCTACTCTGAAACTCAGATTAAAGATTTAAAATCATTTTCGAATGAATATGTAGAAATCTTTTCTGAATTCAGACATGTTGATAAAGTCGTAGACTCTATCAAATGTAATCAAGAATTGGAAATTAGTAACCACAAATTGAATACCAGAAGATTATCTGCAATCGCTGATTACGAAGGTAAAACCCGAGTAATCGCTATTGGAGATTATCTTTCTCAACTCTATCTGAAACCAGTTCATAATCGCTTAATGAAAATTCTGAGAAAAATTCCCTCAGATCTAACATATAAACAACATGAATTAGGCCAGATAGTTAGAGATCACTGAATTAAGAAAAATGTTCCTAGGAGCACTGATCTTAAGACAGCTACTGATAGACTACCAGTGGTTATCACTGCTAAAGTTCTTTCAAAGATTTGAGCTAATGATTCATTAGCTCTATCATGAGAAAAACTTATGGCAGGATGAGAATTCACTAATTGTGATAAGGAGTCTAACTTAAAGAAGATTAGATATAGCGTTGGTCAACCAATGGGCTTATACAGCTCATGGCCGGCTTTAGCTATAACTAATCATGCTTTAGTTAGACTTTCCGCTCGACGAATTGGGATTTCTAATTTTAAAGATTACCTTGTTCTAGGAGATGACGTAGTCATTTTCCATGAGAAAGTATCTTTAGAATATCAGAAAACATTAGATTTAATTGGAGTCAAAACTGACCCCAATGAATCATTTTTGTGTCGTCGTACTCACTCTTTAGAAATAGCCAAAAGGTTATTTAGAAAGGGTTTAGAAGTAAGCCCGATTCCTCTAAGATTAATTAATAAAGACCAAGGTCTTTTTCAATTATATCTTCTAGAAAGAGGTTATAACTTTAAAGTCCGCACGACATCCCGAGACGAAGTCTCATCTCAACTTGCTGCACATCTCTTATGATTTTATAAAAGATGTCCTGCATGACAACAGACTGAAGAGTCTGGAGTTAGTGTTAGGAAATCTTTAAATCACTGAGATAAGCTTTTGAGTTTGAGCCCAGATGATGAAATTCATTCCAAATGAAGATCACTATTAGGTGACTCAAAACTAAACCAAAAGCTTACTATCGGACATTTTGAGCAAAGATGTACAATGGGAAAACACGGATCAATTCCGCATTTCCATTTTCATCTTGCATATAAAATTGCCGATAGGTGGATGCAAATTGAGAGTTATAAGATTTATAATGACTATGAAAGTTTTATTGAAACACAAAATGTTTCTTATAGAAAATTCAAACGTCATTTACACAAAAATCTTATTAACAGAAGGCTACGCCCTCAAGTCGTAGGAGGTCCTTTGACTTCTATATCGCATAATTGATGAAAAGAATATACCAATAAAGGTATAGTCAATTCTTCAATATATGAATATAACAGTCCAGGATTTTCAGGAACTACTTATGATTCAGGTTCCAGTGTTGTTTCTGTTGGATCAGCATATTCTAGTTTCAATGACATGATCTATACTATGCATGGATGAAAATCCGTGAAAGTAAAAGATATGTGATTAGATTCTAGAGATACGTTAAATCAACAAAACATACTTCAGATTACAAAAGTAATCGAAGAACTGGAATTGAATGATAAGGTTCTGAAGGATCTGAATAATTGAGTTCTAAACAAACTTAATTATTTAGACTTTGTCTAAGGAGAAATCGAGAATTTTGTGAATTCTCGGAATCACGTAGGCTTAGCATCTGTTAAGTCTGCAGCGATTATGGACTGG